CTGCGATGTGTCGCGGACCTCGACCGCCATCAGGACGGACCCGTCCGCGCAGACAACCGCGCTAGGCTTCTTCGTGTATCGGATGGTCCCGGCCGCACTCTCGGCGACGATAGGGGCGTCGAATCGGGTCACATTCCTTGGCGGATCCCAGCCGCGCCACGAACCATAAGTCGTCGTTGATCCGCTGGTCGTCGCGTCGCGCCACACGAACGCCGCGCCAGATTCCTCGGCGTCTCGGGTCGCGAACCCGCCGCGCTGGCTCCTCACCTGTACGTCAGCGGTCTGTGTCCCACGTGCGCCGAGCGCCATCCGAGACGCGCCCTCGCCATCGACAGGAACCGGGACTCCGGCGCGCGGTCCGGCCTGTGTGATCGTCGTGTGGTCCGGCCAGATCTCCGCATCGAACGGGACGACCAGCGCCGAATACCTCGAAGGAGTGACGTCCCGGTTCATGCTAGCCCCTGTGTCCGACGCGACGGCCGCTCGCCTTGTGTATCTCGCGCCGGAGCGGACTGCCTGCCTGTCGCATATTGTCCATGACGAAGCTGTCAAAGATGCGATGCTGGTACACCATCTGAACCGTCACGTTCGCGCCGCCACCCTGCTCCTGGCGGGTTCGGACCTCCTCACCTTTTCGCGCTACGATCATGGTTTCATCCGGTGCGAGCGGATTACTTGCGATGACGCCGCCGGTGTGAAAGCTCGGCGGCGCCTGTGCGGCGACAGCGGCGGCCTGTGCGAGGCCGATGGCCGAGGCGAAGGCTATACCCGCGACACCGGCCGGAGACGGCGGCGGCCCGAAGAGCGCAATCGCCTTCGTGATGGCCTCGGCGGTATTGATCGCGATTGTCCCGATGGAGCCTGCCTGATTCAGCCGGAAGGCTGCGATGGCGGCGGCCTGCTGTGCGGCGCTACCCTCTTCGGCTGAGTCGGCGACGGCCTGTGCGAGTGTCGCGGCGGCGGCGATGCCCGAGAACAAGTATTCCTGTGTCGCCTGTGCTCGGGCGCGTTGGAGCTCCTGAATCCTAACGAGCTCGGCCTCGAACCCGGCGCGGCTACGTTCCTCATCGGTGGCGGCCTGTGCATCCAGTTGCGCCGCGTAGTTCTCGGCCGCTTTGGCTCGCGTCTCATTGATCGCACCGATGTTCCCGAGGATCTGATCGGTGAGATCCTGATCGTACTGGATCTCGGCCAGCGCGGCCTTTCCGGCGGCATCTCCCTGCGCGGTCGCAGCGTCTGCAGCTGCCTTATGTGCGCTTGCCTGCTTCTTCGTCGACTTCTCGGCGGTGTCGGTCGCGGCCTTCGTTGCCGCTAGCGTGCCGATCAGGGTGCGCGCCTCGGCGACATACCCGCCGACATCGACAGTCCCGGTACGCAATCCCTCGGAGAGCTTGTCGATCGCGTCGGCTTGTTGGAGCGCCGGCACGACGTTTCCGACCATCGCGCGCGCGAACGACGGCAGCGTTTGATACCACGCAAGCATCGCGGATCCGGCATCGAGAGCCCTCAGCGCGAAGTCGCGGATCGCGAGTGTCCCGGCGGTGACGCCGATCAATGCGCCCTCGAATACCGGGACGAACCGATCGCCGATCGCCTTCTTCGTCTCGTCGATAGCCGCAGATAGTCCAGCTTGTTCATCGCTTAGCTTGCCCGTGGCGTCTGCGAAGTCATACAGCATACCGACGACCTTATACTCGGCCCATAGGGCGCCGGCTCCGGCCGCGAGTACACCCACCGCCGCACCGGCCGCGACCGCCGCCGGCCCCATCGCACCGAGCGCGCCGACGACGTCTTCGATATCCCCGACGACGCCACCAAAGATAACGGTGGCGCCCTTCTTCATGTCGCCGAGCGCCTTCTCGCTCTCGCGGCTAGCGCGCTCCATCTCACGAATGACCGCATTAGCCGCCCGCTTCGCCGAGGCCGCGCTGACGCCCTCCATCTCGGCAAACCCTTTTGCGATGCTACCTCGTCGGGCTTCGCGATCGATGACCGCGCCGACCGCCGCCATCTCGGCCTGGGTCCGTCCAGGCAATTCGCCGAACGTTTTGAGGATCGGCGAAAGGTCGCCATCGATCGGTACAGTTATGCCGGCCATGGCCTATCCTCCCGCCTTCTTTCGCGCGCGATACGCCCGCTTCCTGAGCTTAGCCCGTTCGCGGACCTCGGGTATCGACATCCGCTTCCGCCGCATCTCTTTCGCTCGCGCCTTGCTTTCTGCTTGTTTCTGTGCGACCAGCGCGAACGGCACCCGACGCCCGGCGCGCACGACATCGCCCGCAAGGATGCGCTGCGACGTGGCCTGTGAGATCGCGTCGATGTTGTCGTTGATCGCCGGAAGAAGCCGCGTAAACAGGGCGGATCCGCGTTCGCCCTTCAAATGAATAAACGGCGCGTGATCCTCGGGACATACGATCGCGACGAGGCCGCCAGCGACCGAGACGAACAAGTTCTCGATCGACTTGCCCGTCTTCGCTGGCCACAGTTGCCAGACGTAGTCCATACATTCATCGGCGAACATCGTCAGAATATCGCGCATCTCAGCTTTCGTCTGCCGCTGGATCTCGATCTTAGCCTCTTCGATCCCTTTGATCTTTGCGACTTTCACCAGCCACCTCCGCTGCGACGAACCCGATCATCTCGGCTTGAACATCGATGGGGTAGCCGTCCAGCTCGCCCCACTTCAGCCCGAGGTAGCGTTCGACCCGCCGGCGCTCGCGGTCGAGACTGCCGCGCCGGCCGGTGTAAAATTGCGCGCCTCGGTCACCGCCTCCGCGCTCGGGACGGCGCCGATCCAGTGTCGCCAGACCTCGATCCCGGCCATGGTGATGGCCTCGGAGTCGGCGCCCGCCGAAGCCAGGATCTCGAAGACCTCTTCGCCGTAGGTGGCCGCGCGCCCGTCATACTTTGGTTCGGTGCGCGTCGCCCACAGCCCCCGACAACCCAAGCCCAACGCCGCCGCGAACGCCCGCACAGGCCGAGACTGTAGCTCGGCCGAGACCTCCACGACGTAGATGCGCCGCTTCGGTGGTGTGACTTCGTAACTCTGTCCGAGGATATCCACGGTCGGCATGTTTCGGTCTCCGGTTGTCAAGGGTCAACGGCGCTATCAGGTCGCGCCGGTCATAGTCAGATCGCTGTTGTAGATCGTGCCCGACAAGCTGATCGAGCTCGGGTCGCCTTCGGCGAGGTCGAACGAGAACAACACGTCGCGCACGATGATCGTCTCGTCGCCGTCCGGCGTTGAAACCACCCACTTCGCGTTCAGCGTCTTCGCGTCACCGCAGATACCCGACGTGCGAACGTTCGTCGCATACTTCCCAGCGAATCGGATGAAGTCGGCGATGACATCCTTCGTCGCGCTCGTGAAGCGATTCAACATCGCCGACGCCGAGATCGTCGGGTTGATGTCGTTGGTCTTCCTGACGGTCACGGTCTTCCCGCGAGAACGGTAGACCGACACTTCGGACATGTCGCCGTTCAATCCGGCGATATTGACGTCGCCCATCTCCAGCGGGATGGTCAGGGTCGTGCCGGCGCCGTCGATCAGGTACAGGGTACCGTCGCGAAAGTTAGTGACGTAGTCGTTAGCGTTGCAAGCCATGATTCACCTCTTTTGGTCAGCGGTGATCAGGAGCGACCGGCGAGGATGACCGCGTGATCATACGTGCCGTTCTGGTGATTGATCTCGATGATATCGCCAGTCGTAGCGGTCACCGTCCAACCGTCGACCGGGTTGACCACGAGCGCGAAACCCTGAGGGCCGATCTTCACGAAGTCACCAACCGCGCCGAACACTGGAACCGAGTTGGCGTCGCCGCCCAGGTACATCATGTCGCCCGAGGTCGTTCCACGGTTCTCGGCATAGATCATACCGAGTTTCGCCATCGTGATCGCGGCGCCCTGCGCGTCGGTGACGCCGCCGGCGACATCGTAGTCCTGGGCCGAACCGCTGGCCACCGAGTTGATATCCGAGTGGACCTTGTTGAACTGGCTCGACCCGTTGCCCGAGACGAAGACCACGTCTTTCGAGACGCGGTGCGTCTTGCCGGGATTCCCGAGGTCACCCGTGTAGGATTCGACGATCTCGATATCGAGCTTGATGCGGACGGTAGCGGCCATGGTTACTCCAGACTTTCGAGGTAGGACACGTGAAAGCGAAGGACGGTCAAGCGATATGCGCCGCCGTCCAGGTACGCCGGATCGTCGGAGCCGTCCCAAACGAGCGCGTTTTCGACGCAGGCTAGGCCGTCGGCGGTATTCGTTAGGAGCGCCCTACGGATCCGCTGTTCGGCGGTCTCGACGACATCCCACTGGTCGACCCGTCGCGCCGGATTGCCGGCCGCTAAGACGCGGACATCGACAGTCCGCCGCACGTAGGTTGCTTGCGGATCGGCGGACCGCTGACGCGACGAGAGCGGCGTTGAACCACCGAGGCGCACTTCGTAGCAGAGAGCCCCGATCGTGCGCGGCGAGCCCTCGGCGCCGATGAGATGATCGGCCTCGGGGTAGCCCGTCGCGACACGGATGCGCGCGGCGATGAGTGACCGGAGCTCGGCTGAGGTCATCGCACCCGCCACAACGACCAGCGCGGGCCGGCGCTTCCAATCACCATCGGTTGCGCTTCTTGTCGGTTCCGCGTGCCGTTATCGTCGGTGTCGATGTCGAAGCGGATCCGTTCCCACTCGCGCTCATAGCTATCCATGTGGCGCTGACGCTCTTCGCCCCATCGAGAGTCTCCAAGCCGGGTCGCAACCGTACCGTAGCACAGGCCGAGAGCGAGGTGGAGCGCGGCCTGCCGTGGCGATCCCTGCGACCAGATCAACCAGGGACGACGCCCCATCTCCCATAGACGTTGGTGGATCATGCGCGCCGCCTCGTCGATCTGAGGGCGCCAGTGTTCGGCGGCCTGGCGAAGAGGCCACGCGCCGTCCAGGCTGGGATCGACGGTGTACAGATCCTCGGCCGTGATCGCGATCGTCGGGATCTGCCGGCAGATCGCGGCGTCTCGCTCGATCGTGTAGGTCGTGCCAGAGATCACGAACGACCACACTTCGCGCCAGCCCTCACCGAGCGGCGTCGCGATCGGCACCGAGGCGGCGGACAGCGAGTAGCCGATCCGGCCGGCGCCGAGGACGGTCCCCGAGCCGGCCGTGATGACCTGGACGCCCGACGCATCCCATAGGTCAAACGTCGGAGTTCCCGTGATGCCAGGACGCTCGCCCGTCGTCGGATCCCCCACCTCGCAGACGAGAGTCTGCGTGGTAGCCCGCTGAATAAGGTCAGGGCCACCGCGAAGGATCCGCAACGACGGGCGCCGTTCCACTAGTGCATCCGGATGTGGAGCGTGCCGTTCGACACGACCATGCAGCTACCGTTCTGCGCGATGGTTGCCAGCGTGCTACCGGCCGAATCCTTGATCACGAGGTTGAACGCGCCGCCGCCGCTATTGTGAAACGTATCGACGCGACCCTTGTTTTCGATGCTGGCCGTCCACAGGGTGACGTTGCGCGCGGCGCCGCCGTTGTTGAAGATGTGCATACGCCCGTCTCGTTCGCTGAGCGTGACGTCACCGGTCAGGGTGCGAACGTCCAGCGCGTTGACCTCGGCGATCGGGTATCGCTGCTTCTCGGCGTTGAACTGATCGTATTCAAACGGCATTATCGACTCCTGCGATCGTGAGTGCGGGCGGCGCCATCGGCGTGTCGCCGGGCGCTCTCATAGGTCTCGCCGGTCTCCCGGAGGTGAGCGATCATCTTGTCGCGCGTCGCGAGCGGATCCCGGCCTCCGAAGTGCGATTCGTCTGGAAGCACAACGAATGCCGACCGGTCGATTGACGGCGCGGCCGCGACCTCGGCAAGCGACACCGGCCGCCCCTTGATTCGCAGATCCGGGATCACTTCCGGCCTCGCTTCGCGCGCGCAAGCGCGGCCTCGGCGGCGGTGAGTTCGGCGGCCGGCGCGTCGATGATCTCGACCTCCAGCTCTACGCCCGGCCCCGAGAGACCGGCCTGACGCTCTTGCTCGGCAGCCCAGGCAGCGTCCATCGCCGCGAGGATGCGCGACTTGCGTTCAAGTTGCGGGCTCGACCCGGTTCGGGTCGCGGCCTCTCGCAGGTATTCGAGTTCCGCCTCGGCCTTCGTTCGGATGGCCTCATACGCGATCGGCGACATGGGATCGACGACGCCGGCGTCGCGAATGTGGCTCACAAAGGCGTGATACTTCTGCTCGTTCGGGCGCAATACCGTTTCACCGCTCGGGAGCCGAACGGCCTGCTCGGTCTGTTCGACGTAGTGAACGGCGCCCGACATATCGCGGTAAATGCGGAGATAGTCCGCCCACGATCCGAGGCGAGCATCGCCGGGACGAATGACCGTCGCGCCCTTGCGGATTGCGTTCGCGATCGGCGCTTCGACGTCCTGATCGGTGGATGCGCCTGATAGACCCTTGCGAATGTAGATCTTGTGGAGAACTGGAACCCATTCGCCGCGCCCGAGACCGCGCCCGAGATCCTCACCGGGAACGACCTTGCCCGACTCGGTCAGCTCGGTATATGCCCACGATTGCCAATGGTGCGCGTAGACATAGCGCGGGTGCGACTGGCGCATCTGCGAGAGGCGGTCGCTGTGGTCGACCTCGCTCTGACGGTAGGCCTGTGGTGCGGGTAGCGGCTGCGGGGTGGCCATGGTTTCGGTTCTCCGGTTTGCTAGGTCAAAGGTGCGGGATCGCGAAGGTCGCGGCACCGGAGAGGACCGGCCACCGCGACCCCGAACCCGGGATACTATGCGTCGGTGACGATTCCGACGCCGCGCAGATCCTCAAGCTCGACGACGCCCGGGAACATATGCGCCACGAGGGTCGAGAGCGGATCGGAGACGGCGGCGCGGCGGCGCTCGATGATCATCTCGGGCGTAACCATGAGCGCGTCTTCGGCCGGGATGTGGAGCCCGACAAGCGGGCGAACATCGCCGAGGGTGTAGGCGATGGCGCCGAGACCATACATGGCCCCCGCACGGTCCGCGCCCGCGTTCGCCGTCGCGACCGAGTCGGAGGTGAAGATCTGAACGCCCTTCCAAGCGCCTTTATAGCCAGGGCCCGAGAACCGAAGCTGCGCGGCGGTATCAAGCTGGAGCGAGTCCGACCCGGTCTCGCCGCGAAGGCTCGACATGAAGTCCACGAACTGCTGAGGATGGAGCACGGCAAAGACCGGCGAGGTCGGGCCGAACGGGACGTTCGAGTTGATGAGCTGGTACATCGCCGAATACATGTCGCTGGTCGACAAGTTGACGCCCGAGGTCCCGACGGTATTCGCAAAGCCGGAATACAACGCCGTGATCAGGTCGGTCAACGTGAGGGTGAGGCTGCGCTCCAGCTTCATCGCGATCCGGCTCGCGTCCACCTGGCCGGCGCCGGCCGTGACCCCGAAGAGGTCGCTGATCTGATACTGACGGGTATATCCCGCGACCGTGATTTGTTTGCCCGACGTGGTGTAGGCGCTGTTCGAGGCGCCCGACGCGATCTCGCTGGAATCCGCCGCGCCAGGACCGGGCGCCGCATCGACGAGGGCTTCCAGGGTGGCGCTACCGGCGGCGAGCCAGGGCACGAACAACGCCGTAGACCGCACGTCGGTCGGATCGTACAACGCCTCCTGAACGATTCCAGCCAGGATCTCGGCGGTGCGGCCGCCGTTGGTGACAAATGATGCGTTAGTGACTTCGTTCGCCATGTTACGGCCCTCGCGTATCCGCACCCCGAAGGGCGCGCGGTTGACTGTGTCAGACCTGATACGCGAGCGTGACGCGGCTCGGACGCGGGCGGTCGTTGCTTGCTCTCAGGCTACCCTAGCGCCGGCCGCCGAGCAAGTCCCCGAGGGCGATTCGGGTTCCGAGTTCCTTTTGGATCTCGCGCGGGATCCGACCATTGTTCGCCGCCCGAATGCGCGCGATCTCGTCGGCAGTCGTGCCGGCTGTGCGCTGCGGTGCGGTCGGCTGCGGCACGACCGGGACGGGCGGTAGGGGCGCGGCCGGCGAGCTCGCGGCGGCGGTCGGCTGGAGCAGCGGCGAGAGAATCCGATCGGCGCGTCCCTCGTCGGCAAGCCACGAGTCCAGGGGCTTCGCCTCCTTACCGGCGCTGGCCTGATACCGCGCGAATCGCTGCTCAGCAATCTCGGCGACTTCGTCGTCAACGATCCCGAGCCGGGACATTGATAGGCGGGTCTGTAGCTTCGAAGTCGTCGCTTCGAGTTCTTGGACCTTTGATAGCTTCGGCTCAACCTCGGCTAACAGCGCCTCCAGCTCCGAGACACGGGCGGCGGCCTGTTTCGCCGTCGCGCGTTCAGCGGCCAGTTTTGCCCGCGCGCCGGATAGCTCTCGCCAGCTCGCCTCGGGAGTGATCGTGCGCCAGTGCTCCGGCGGTACTTCGTCGTGTTCGTCTGCCATGGTCCCTCCGGTTAGTCTGCTTCAATCGCTGCGAGTTCTCGGCGTGCCCACGCGCGGCCGGCGTCGCCGCCCCAAAGGAGCCACGCGATCTTTCCGGCGCTCGGGTAGCCCGGATTCCCGCGATGTGCGGCCGGCGCTTCGAGGTCCACTTCGTGACGATCGAAGTAGGCGATCATCCTACGAAGCGTGTCGATCGAGACGTCGCGGCCATTCGACAAGTCGCGCGCGCGTGCGACTCCGATCTCGGTTCCACCCCGACCGTACTCGGCTCGGAGTGCGAGGCCATCGGCGGCAGCGCGGCGGACGGACGCGGGAGGGACCGGCATCAGACCGGCTCCGGTGCCGGCTGGCGCGACTGTGCATCGACCATCGCTCGCGCGGTTGCTTCGTCGATCGTCGGATATGCTGCAATGAGAACGAGGATCGCCGCTTCGGGCGCGATGGCCTTCGCCGACACCTGCGCGAGAAGATCGACCAGCGCGGTGACCTGTGCGCCGTTCAGGGCGGTATCGGCGACCGACGCTCCGGCCGCGACAGCAGCCGCCGCGTCGGGCGATGCCATGGCGTCGGTGCTCTCGGCCGTGTTCATGGCGTCGGCGCTCTCGGCGGTATCCATCGTGTCGGCGCTCTCCGCCGTGTCCATCGTGTCTTCGGGCTCTTCGACCTCACCGGGTTCTTCGACTTCAACCTCTTCCATCGCCGGCGTCTCTTCGGTCTCGATGCCTTCGCCAGCGATCTCGGCGGCGAGCGCGGCGGCGTCTGCCTCGGATAGGTATGGATGGACCTCGCGAAGCGCCATCGCGCGGGTCATGAGGCCGGCGTCCAGGAGCTTCGTGACCCGGTCGACTGCGACCTGGATCTCGGCGGTCGAAAGCGGGATCCCATGGTAGGAGATGGCGTAGGCGGCCGGATCCTCGGGAAGCGCGGTCCCGAGGTAGCGATTCGCGAGCCGCGCGCCGAGCGCCAACATGACCTGGTCACCGAGCCGAGCGGCCGGGATCTGCTGGCGCTGCGAACGCCGGAGCGCGTCGCGGGAGATCGAGATCGCGTGGCCCGACACGCCCTTGCTTGGCGCCTCATCGGGGGGACCGAGGCCGGCATCCTGTAGGGCCTGTTCGACATAGCTCGCGATCACGCCCGACACGGCCGCCGGGTCCATCGTCGCGGCGAGCGTCGTGATCGACCCGCCGCCCTGTGCCGTGTTTGCCGTTCGCATGCGGAGGATCGTCGAAGGCTCGATCGTGATGTATGCCGACGACCCCTGACCGGCGATCGAGCCCTCGGGAATGATCGTCCCGCTCGGGACATCGAGATCGATCGCCACGCGGGTCGGGTAGGCGTTATCGCGAATGCCCGCAAGCAACCACGTCTGTAGACAGCCCGCATGAAGTTGCGCGGCCACGAGCTCCGCCCACACGCGCCACGCCCAGGTATGTGACCCCATCGCTTGATGATGCAGGGCGTAGGGGATGATCTGGTTTCCGGCGCTGTCGCGGTAGGGAACGCCGCCCTCCAGGCCGCGCGTCTGTTCGGCCGTGACGTCAACCCACTGCGCCGCGCCCGATTCGTCGCTGACCCATTCCTCGACCATGTAGGGCGTCGGCGCCTCCGGCCTGGCGTCGTGCGTCTCCCGGTACAGGCACGTGCGCCCGTCGGGCTGCGGTACCTCCATCATCTCACGGATGACGAGGATCTTGTATTGATCTCGCGGGTCCGTGATCACTTCGCATCGATGCGGCAGCACGAGCCGATGAGTGAGACGGCGCACGCCGCCACTTTCGGACACGTCATATCGGATGAGACACTCGCCGAGGCCCAGGACGATGCGGTGCGCCTGGTGCCGGATCGGCCACAAGGTTGCGCCCGCGAGCGGGGCGAGGTCAGCGTCGCCGGCCGCGACCGTCGGCGGGTCGAGGTACAGGAGATTCAGGGCGTCGATCGCGTACTTGTACGGCGCGCGCGACATGTCGACCGCCGAGGCGATTCGGTCGCGAACCGTCTCGGCGAAAAACCGCCCCATCCTCTCACGCAGCGCCGAGTCCCACCGCCCTTCTAGGAGCGCCATGCGAAGTTCGCCCTCTTCAATGCGCGCGCGTTCGTGGCTCGGGATCGGCAAGTACATGAGAGCTCCACTCGGAATCAGGTAGCGCGCTGAACGCCCGCCGGCTAGCGGCGCATCTCGATGGCCGTCGGCTGCGGCGTCGCGCCACGTACCCAGGTCTCCGCGACGTACCCGAGCGCGTCAAGCGGATCCTTGAGCACCAGCGATGACTTTAGCCCCGGTTTGTAGGTCCGCATCGATGTGATCAAGCGGTTGCAGCTCTCATGCACCCACAGGCGCTGGGCGGCTAGTGAACCGTTCAGGAGCCGCAACCGATACCCGACCGACCCGCGCCGCTTGTTCGCCGGCACGAACTGCCAGTCACCCGGCAGAGCCGGATCTCGCTCGGCCTTGACGACCTGCCTCATGGCCTCGGTGAGCGCCTCGTTCATGCTGCCGATATATCCGTACATTCCGGCGCTATTGATATCGCCGATCCGATGGTTGATGTCTTTCAGATGAAGGCCCCGACGGCGCACGATCCGCCGGATCGCGGCCGCTTGTTCGAGGATCGGCACCTTACCATCGCCCACCCACTCTTCGAGCACATAGACCCCGCGCTCGGGTGAGTAGGCCGCGAGAATGGCCACCGTTCGATCTGACGCTTGCCCGTAGTCAATCCCGATCCCATACTCGGCGAACCGGGGTAGCCCGTCATGCTGCGTGTAGATGTACCTGTCCGACCAGCCGGCGAGCTCGCGATCCCTATGCTCGACTTGCCATTCGCCGTCGATGACGACCGGCCGCTCATCCTCCGGGCTGGATGCCCGGAACTCGGAGAACCAGTCGGCGTCCATCGGGCGCCCTGACTTCGAGTCTCGGAGCGGCTCATCTTCGCCTTCCGGGATCGCGTACTCGGGACGGCACTTGTAGTGCAAGTCGACGACTTCGCCCTGGGCGCAGCACTCACGCAACCAGTCGGCAGGCGCGTTGATCGGCGTCAGCGTCAGGCGGATCGAGCCGTTTCGGCGTGCGACGCGCTTTTTCAGCTCTTGGAACACGCGCGGGCTGCAGAGTTCGTCGATGAGAACATGGTCGATCGTCGCGCCGGAGAGGGTCAGCGCGCCCTGGCGATCGGTGCGAAAGTGAATGATCGAGCCGTTCGCGAACCGAAGTGCGGCGTATCTTCCGCGCATCCCCTTGACGTCGTCGTATTGCTGACCCGCCGCGAGTTCGTGCTTCGGGCACAGTTGCCACGCCTTGCCCTGGATGCCGACCGAGTGCGTATTCGTCGGCGAGATCACCCACGCGATGATCGGCGGTCGCTGTCCCCGAGGGTCCGCCGGATGACGGCCGAGACAGCGGAGGATGACGTCGGCGATCCCGACGGTGCTCTTTCCAAGCCACTGATTCCCCGTTCGGAGCAGGACTATCGGCTCGGTCGACCGAAGGAACGCGCCTTGTGGCGGCGTCCAGCGGACGTGGTCCACGTCCCAGGCGGTGTCGCGCGCGGCGAGCTCGGCAGCGAGAGCGGCCGCGCGACGGAGAGCCCCGAGGCCGGCGGTCACTCACCACCCCCGAGCGACGCCAGGTCACGCCCCCGACGGCGAGCGACCGAGGCGAGCACGCGACCGAGACGATCCTCATCGACTTCGACCAGCGCCGAGATCAATGCTTCCTCCAGTTCGTCAGCGGTCCCCGACACCGAGACGGACTGACGGCGATCCAGTTCCTCATCATAGGCCTCGCGAAGCATGCGGAGTTCCGCGCGCAGGCGAGCTGTTCCCTGTACGTCGCGCACGCCGGCCGTCTCGATCGCGGCTGTGACCTCGGACATTTGATCTCGAATCCAGTCGACCCGATCCTCGACTAGCCGCACCCGACTACCCGGAATCAGACGGGCGATCGCCTTCGACGCCGCGCGCGCGCCTGACCAGTCCTCACGACCGATGGCGGTCGCAAGCTGCTTGACCAGCGCCTTCCAGTCGGCGGTATCGGCGCGCGCGGTCATTCGTCTTCGCCCTCACGTCGTGCCGTTTGACCTGTCAGTTTTTCCCATCGCTTGATGATGATGTCACAGTAACTCGGGCTTATCTCCATTCCATGACAGACCCGATTCAACTGCTCACATGCGATCAAAGTCGACCCGGAACCGCAGAAAGGTTCGTAAACGTGATCGTTTTCGTCGGTATAAGCTCGAATAAAGAACGATGGCAATCCAACCGGAAAGGCCGCGCTATGGCCTAACGCTTCATGAGTGGCGCTGTAAGTCGGCAATCTATTCCCAGGGTATGCGAATCCGGCTTCGATCTCGTTTGGTCCGACTGCCGACTCTTTCCCCTGTCGTTTCGCCGCATTCGTATCGCCAGCGCCCTTTCCGAGAGCTTGTGGAACGTTCGCGGACGCGTGTCGTACCGATTCGGGCCGAAACTTCCAGTCGTTCAACACGAACTGATATACCGGTTCAAACTGATTCTTGAATCGACGGACGACTCTTTGAGGGATCCCCGATCGCTCCCAGCAGTATTCCTCCGCGAACTTCCATCCCCATGATCGCTGCATCGCAATCACGAGATCAAAGACGTACAACAAGCGCTCGAGCCCTTCTGCTGCGGGCTTGATGTTCACAAAGAAAGAACCATCCGAAGCGATGTATTCTTTCACCGGAGCTTGAATATATCCCCACCACTTTACGAAGTCGTCAGGATGGATCGGCTTGAATCCTGATGACTCATCATATTCGCGCTGGCTTGCGTAAGGTGGCGAGGTAAACGCTAGATTGACTCTACTTCCATTCATAAGGCGAGCGACATCTTCGGATCTTGTGCTGTCTCCACACATGAGCCGATGATTCCCGAGCAACCAAAGATCGCCCGGCTTCGTGATCGGCTCGACTGGCGGATCGGGAACTTCGTCCTCTTCGACATCGCCCTTCTTTGGCGGGTCGAGAAGCGCATTCAGCTCATCGGCAGTCCATCCAAGGTTATCGATCGGTTCCGACTTCTTCTCCAGGTCTCGCAGGATCTCGGCCAGCGCCGCGTCGTCCCACTCGGCCAGTTCGCCTAGCTTGTTGTCGGCGAGCGCGAGCGCGTTAGCGGCGTCGTCGTCGAGATCGAGGTATCGCACGGGAACGGCCTCCATCCCTAGCTTTATCGCGGCCTTCAATCGCGTATGACCGGCGATGACGCGGCCGTCTTCGACGCGCGCAAGGATCGGGCTTGCGAAGCCGAACCTCCGGATCGAGTCGGCGACAGCATCGACAGCCGGGTCGTTCTTCCTCGGATTTTTCGCCCATGGCGTAAGTTCACGGATGAGCACCATCTTCGCGCGGTCGTCGGTCATACGGATCTCCGGTCGTTTTCGTCTAAAGGTTCGCATCGGTGGGGGTTGCAGGCCTGGGGTCGGGG